CATTAAAGATGGGCAATATATAAGGATATATCTACAAAACGGCGACCATTATTTTAGATTGACTAGCGGACATGGCTTATGCCCAAATGTTGATATATCTCAACAAACAATAATTTCCAATTCTGAGCAAAAATTCAGAATTATGTATCAATCTAATAGCGGGACTATAAATTTAATAAGATTTCAATGAGTTATCTTGATATGTTGGCTAAGCCGCGCTGATTGTAAAATTGGCGCGGTTTTTTATTGGAGAGAATATGCCAAAAAAACTACCGGATAAAATGACCGCACTTTTGCCGGAATTGGAACAGGGCGCCTTGGTTGAGCTATGGGAAATTGATTTGCGTCACATCTCAAGCGGTACAGATCCAAGCGCTAAAGGCGAGTTGTTGCGGTTTCACAACGGCTTAAATCAGTCGCAGGTTAACTTGTGGTGGCAGGGTAACGAGTATCAAACCTACCCGATAAAAGCAGACGGTTTTGAGATTAGCGGACAAGGTCCAAGCAATAGACCGACATTAACCGTTTCCAATCTTTACGGATTGGTTACTGGTATTGTGGCTCACTTTGGGCAAGGAGTGGGGGCTAAAGTCACCCGTCGTCTTGTTTATGCTGAGCACTTAGATGCTAAAAACTTTCCGGGCGGTGTTAATCCTAGCGCTGACTCTAATCAAGAGGTGCGTAGTTACTATATCATTGAGCAGTTAAAATCGCTTGACGATCAACAGGCTACTTTTGAGCTTGCGTCCCCGGCTGAGACGGATAATGCAAAAATCCCATTGCTAATGATTACCTCTGATACTTGTATTTGGCAGTATCGCTCCGCGCAATGTGGTTACACTGGTGGCGCGGTGGCAGATGAGTTTGATAAGCCGACAAATGACCTTAAAAAGGATAAGTGCTCACACTGCATAAGAGGTTGTAAATTGCGCTTTGGTGACAATGCGATTTTGCCTTTTGGTGGATTTCCGAGTACGACACAATACGGCAATTAATATGATTGATGACAAGTTAAAACAAGAGATATTGGCGCACGCCGAACAATGCAAACCGCAGGAATCATGCGGTTTTGTTGTTTTTGACGGTCAGCAAAATATCTACATCCCGTGCGTTAATTTATCGCCAGACCCGATCAATTATTTTGAGATTGCGCCGGAAGAATTTATCGATGCCGAGGAGATAGGCAAAATTATTGCGCTAGTCCACTCACACCCAAGCTTTGGAGATGAGCGCGGATTGCCTTATTTGTCCACGGCGGATAGAGGCTGCCAAGTGCGGTTAGATTTAGATTTTTGGCTTGTGGTTGATGGTGATATTAAGTGTTTTCGCAACATCCAACCTCTGATCGGGCGACAGTTTGAACACAACAAACAAGATTGCCGCAATATCGTATTAGACAGCTATATGTTGTCCGGTATTGATTTAGATGATAAGTCAGAGTATCCGTTTGACTGGTTTAAATCCTCTAATTTGTACGAGGAGGGATTGCAACGATGCGGATTTTACAAGTTGATGCAAGAGGATGATGTACAGCTTGGCGACATTATCCTAATCCAAGTCAGCGCCGATGTAGCTAATCATGCCGGGGTTTATTTGGGTAACCAAATGATGATACACCACAGCGAGGATAGATTATCGGCGCGTGTACCGTATAACGGATTTTGGCTCAAGCACACTCACTCAATATGGAGATTTGGAGATTGGTACAAGTTAAATTTTACGGCGATCTTAAACGATTTGCAGATAGCCCGATAGAGCTAGAGGTTAGCAATTTTAAAGAGCTCATGAGCGGGTTATTTACGCAAATTAAAGGCCTTAGACAGCACATCCGCAAAGGCTATTATAAAATCCGTGTAGGTAGTAAGTATCTATCCGAGGAGCAACTCAAGACAACTCCAATCATTGATCTCAAAGATGGTTGTACAGTGCATTTAACACCTGTAATTGCTGGGGCAGGTAAAAACGGAGGGGTGTTTCAAATTGTCGCCGGGATTGTCATTATCGCCGCCAGTATTATCAGTTATCAATGGTACGGCGTGGGTTATGGGTCAGCGTTAATGTTTGGTGTTACTGGTGCCGCTATGGCTTTAGGTGGAGTAATGACAATGCTTGCCAAGGTGCCAAGCATGAGCGATTACGGCAAAGAGGGCGAAAAAAAACAAAGCACCTCGTTTAGCAACATCAAAAACTTAACCCCGCAAGGCAGACCAATCCCTTTGCTGTACGGCAAAATGCTAACAAGTCTTGTGCTTATATCACAAGGGGTTGAGACGTTTGACGATATGCCGACAAAGTAAAAAATAGATTTCATTTAGACCACGTTTTATGCGTGGTTTTTTATTTTAAGGATTAATAGATGGGTGGTAGTTCAAAAGGCGGCGGCGGACATACTCCGCACGAGGCGCCAGACTCTTTACGCTCGGCGCAAAAGCTACGCGCAATCGGTTTAATTTCGCTCGGACCAATTAAAGGGCCAGCGAACAAATGGAAAGACACGTATTTTGACAATACACCGATCCAAAATGCTAATGGTGTAGATGATAATGATGCCGCTAGTTTTAACTTTAAAAACACAGAGATCCAATACAATCTAGGCTATCAAGACCAAAAGCCATTAGAGGGATTTGAAGCATCTGAGCGAGAGGTATCGGTTGGAGCAGAGGTAAAACAGCAACATCCTATTACGAGATCGGTTATAGATCCAGATGTAACACGCTTACGTCTGACGATCGGCATAAATGCTTTGATTTCACAAAACGATCAAGGCGATACCAATGGCACATCGGTTGATTTCCAAATTTTAATCAACAACACGCCACGCGGAACGTATCAGATCGAGGGTAAATCGTCATCCCGATTTTACCGCAGTTACATCATAGATGATTTACCGCCAAGACCATTTACGGTTACCGTCAAACGCGTGACTGCGGATAGCAAATCTCAACGCTTACAAAATGGCACGCATTGGGTAAGTTACACGGAGATTATCGACACAAAATTAAGCTATCCAAATATGGCTATTGTCGGCATCAAGACCGATAGCCGATACAACCCAAATTTTCCCAACATCAACTTTTTGCTATATGGGCGCATTATCAAAATACCAACAACCTATGACCCAGAGGCGCGCACGTACGCACCGGGATTGTGGCGCGGTGATTTTAAGTTGGGTTGGACTAATAACCCGGCATGGATTTTTTACGACCTTATCACAGATAAATTAGCAGGCTTAGGTGAGCGTATTGGTGATTTTGGCATTGATAAATTTATGCTGTATGAGATTGCCAAATATTGTGATGAGCTTGTAGATGACGGCTACGGTGGCAAAGAGCCGCGCATGGTATCTAACTTATGGATTACCGAGCAAAGAGACGCTTATAACGTCATCTCTGATATGGCGTCCGTATTTAGAGCTATTGCGGTTTGGGATGGCACACAATTTACCGCAATCCAAGATAGACCAACCGACCCGGTGTGCTTATACAGTCAATCAAACGTAGTTGACGGCAAATTTAGCCGACAATACACCGCAGGCAAGGCGATTTTTACCGCAGTTGAGGTTGAGTATGCGGACGAGCGCAACTTATACCAAAAGGCTATTGAGTACGTTGCCGATGATGGAATGATTGCCCGTTACGGTTACAACGTTAAAAAAATGACCGCTTATGGATGCACCTCACGCGGTCAGGCTCATAGATATGGCAAATGGGTGTTAGAGACATCACGCCTTGAGCAATGTACGATTACTTTTGCCGTTGGACGACAAGGATTAATGCACTTACCCGGTGACATTATCGAGGTCGCAGACAACAATTATGCCGGCAAAGTTTTAGGCGGGCGAGTTGTTGCAATCAGTGGTAAAAAGGTGACGTTAGATCAACCTGTAGAGATTAAGGGCGAGAGCTATCTAAACTACATCACCACTGACGGTTTGACAAAAATAAAAATTAAGTCGGTGGACAAGGCTAATCCGGCAATCGTTGAGCTTGATAGTGTGCCGCAAGGATTGAGTATTTTTGATAACTGGGTGCTTAAATCGGGCGTAGTGTCAACGCAACTCTACCGCGCCCTCGGCATTACCGAAAATGACGACGGAAGCTATACCATTACCGCATTACAACATGAGCCACAAAAACAGGTTATTGTTGATGGTAGTGCTAGTTTTGTGCCGTCCGTTACTACGGCTCATGGCGCAGGAGTTAATAAGCCCGCTAACGCAGATATTAGCTTTGGTGATGGCGGCGTTAAATTAACGTGGACCACGCCAACAAATCAAGGTGCGGTCAAGTATGACATTAAGTTATACCGTAACGGCAATCTATACAGCACTCACTTAGACTTAGACAGCCCGGAGATTAATTTTGATAACCTGCCAAGCGGAAGCTATACGGTAGAGATACGAGGCAAAAACGGTTTAGGGCAACTGTCCGATCCGGTAACTCGCACATTTGAGATTAATCTCAATATTCCTAGATTCGTAACTAAATCATTGTTGTTTGCTATTGAGCTTGATTGGGATTTGCCAAAAACAGCTACTGTCGGTAACTATACCGAGGTTTGGCGCAGTGCAACTAATGATATTAGCAAAGCGGTTAAAGTGGCAACCTTGCCATATCCACAAAATAACTATGTGATGAGTGGAGTGCCGTTGAGCGCGGAATACTATTTTTGGTTGCGTTGCGGCGATAAAAACGACAACAAAGGGGAGTTTACTGCGGCCGTATTTGGTGAGGCAGATCATAATCCTGATAACTTGTTAAATGCGTTAGAAGGGAAAATTACTAAATCCCAACTTGGCCAAGAGCTCATAAACTCCATTAAAGCTGATATTAATAATGCAGTTGGGGAAGAAGCTAAAACAAGACAAACTGCTGTCGCAGGAGCATTAGCTCAAATAGCTGCACAAGCTCAATCATCAGGAACCGCAATTAAAAATCTTGAAAAAGCAGACCAAGCACAAGCTGAAACCATCAAAACTGTGACAGCGAAGGCTGAATCTGCTTTATCAGGCATTACTGCAGTAAGACAAGCACAAGCTCAAAGTGATAAAGCAAATGCACAACAAATTAACGCTTTAACCGCTAAAGTTGGAAATGCAGAATCAACAGTATCACAGGTGAGTAGTGCTGTAGCAGGACTTAATGGCAAAGTTAGCTCGATGCACACAATTAAAACACAAGCTATTGCTGGTGGACGGACTGCTGTTGCTGGTATCGCACTTGGTGCAAATCAAGAAGAAAGCTCGGTCATTGTTATGGCTGATAAATTCGGGATTGTTGCTAATGCTAATGATGGTAATGTCAAACCTGTATTTAGTGTAGCTGATGGTCAAGTCGGTATTCGTGGTGATTTGGTTGTAGCTGG